TGGCAACGTGTTAGTAGCAAAAAACGACTTGTTGGTATCATTAGTGTTGGTGGCGTGTTCGCGGCGTTGTTTGATGAGTGCGTCTCGTTTGGCTTTGTATTGTTGGCCTCGTCTTGCGTTGCATGGTTTGCATGAGGGGACCATGTTGTTGAGGTCTGTGTTGCCGTCTGGGTTTCTGTCCCATTCGATGAGGTGATCTGCTTCGGTGGCTGTGCCTCCGCACCAGTGGCATGCAGGGTTGCCTGCTAAGAGTTGTTGGCGTGCTGCTCTGTAGGCGGGGTCTGATGTTCTCTTGGGCATGTCGGGTTGTTCTCCTTTGTATGGAGTGTAGTTAGTTCCCCCCTGTTGCGCTTCACCCCCCAAGGGGTTTGCGCATCGGAGTACGTGAGCAAGTCTGCTCGGTGCTTGCCCCCCACACTTCGTGCTAGTAGCACTGGCTGCCGGATGTTTAACACCTATGGACGGACACCATTCGCGTTTTAGAAGTTCGTACTCTGGTCACCCCCATTACAGGGGCGTCTACCCTAGTTCCCTAGTGTTACCCGGCACAGTCCAAACCCGTACGCGGTCTTGCTTCTCTCAATTGTGTAGTTCTATTTACGCTTCTTGACTTGATCTACTGACCCTGTTAAGGCTTCTTGCACTGTTGTCGTGCCGTCTGCTTTGCGTATGGTTACAGGCCCAGCTTGTGGCATACGGTTCGCACGTTTGCTTTTAAAGCGTTCTTTTCGTTTTGCCTTTGGGCTGTACTCGATTCCCATATGTGATGAATTGTAGTTAGGTGAAGTTTTTTCACGGTGAGGGACGAATGTACTTTTATGTGGCGCTGCCTACATTGCGTACGCCTTTAGAACCGAGCCTTCGAGCGATGTTGTTTAGATCGCTGGGTTTCCACACATAGCACTCGGCCCACGGTGCAAGGTTAAACAGCCATTCTTTTTGGTCTTGCGACAGGACACCCCTATCTGCTTTAAGTTCGCAAACGATAAACCCACGTTCACGATGCGCTAGGCATAAATCGGGCCAGCCTTTGTCCCCGGATAGTGCTGTGCGCCATGACCCGTCTCTGGCCTGCATTTTCATTGGGTGAAACACTCGCCAGCCATTCATGCGGGCCAGTTGTATTACTTGGGCTTGAAAGCCTTGCTCGTTCATAGGTCGCCATTTATGTAACGGTTCACAATGTTGCCAATAGCGAACGCCGCCACCAATGGCCAACCCAGCGCGAGCAAGCCTGATATGGCATAAAGGCCTAATTTGTCGTTGTTGGTAATGACTTCTAAATCTTCATCGGCCCAACGAAAAGCCCAATATGCAAAAAGGGTGAAGGCAGGTACTACAAGTACGCCCCAAAGGATAATCAGCATTAGTTACCTCGCACAATCTGGTTGTATCGGTCTTGGTAGATGTCGCACAGGGCACGCCATTCTTCAATTTGGGCAATGGCCTTTTCGGCTAATTCTTTCCAGTCGTCACGGTCTTGGCGCAGCTTGTCTAGGGCGCGTTCTAGGTCGTGGATTACGGGGTCATAGTTGCTCATTGTCGGGTTCTTTCGGTTGGGCTTGTAATAGTGCTTCGTATTGCTTCGTAAGTAGTAGTACGGGGCAGTTGGGGTGGCATCCCCAGCCTTTACGGCAGTTCTCGGTGTGGTGAGGAACTTTCACTAGAACGGCTCATCTGCGTTGTCGGGTTCTGGGAAGTTGCCTGCTTTTAGATCGTCAATCAGTGCGCTTATCTCGCCTTTGTTAAGTGTTGCCAGCCATTGCTTGGGTACTTCCCTGTCGGCTTTTTTATAGAACGACGCAGCGAAATACACTTGCTTTTCGGACGCTAATCCTGCGGGCTGTGTGATCGTGACGCTAGGCATTTTGGGGTCTGTGCCACGCTCTACGGCGGGGCCGTTGCTTGTGCTTTGACGCTGTACCTTGGTCATCTCCTCACGGCTAGGTTTCTTTGTCCAGTCGCTCGGAAGGAATCCTGCCGCAGCAAGCGCCCTACCCTGAGCGGACGTGCTGCAGTTCTCGATTCTGCTTGTGGAATTGACGCCACGATCAGAGTGCAATTCTTCTGCATAGTCGCTTGACACTGGCGCTGCTGTGCTATCGAAGTACACGGTTGCTTTAACTACGCACCGGTGGCCGTCATCAAAGACAAGTTCGGTGTGTATTGCGCCTAGTGGGTGTTCTTCCCAGAACCGCTTTATGCGGCTTGCTACTGGCTCGTAGTCGTCAAGATTAAAGCCCACGGCGCACATCCTCAATACTTGGGTGCCATGTGTGGTGCAAGATACTTAACTCGGTGAGGCGTGCAGCTGCTTCGCCTAACACCTTGCCTCGAATCTCGTCACCGCTTAGGTGGGCATCGGTCGCCATGTTTTTTAGGCGTTGGATAATTTGAGCATCGTTCATGTCGGGTTTCCTATCGTTTGAATGCGTCTGTTGGGTTTGCTATGTCTAGGCGTTTTTCCATGCCATCGCAAACTTCAATAAGTTCGTTTAATTGGCTCCACAATGGATGCGGGGAAACTAAATGTGTTTCTGCAGTTTCTAAAACTGCTCTAACAATCCAGTAAGCGTTTTCATATAACTGCTTAAAGTTGGTGTCGGGTGTTGTCATGTCGGGTTCCTATCTGCTATTTGACGCTTTGACCTTGCCAATGGGCTAGGCCGCCATTCTGATAAAGCCACTTTGCCACCTTAAAGTTGCAACGTGATTCCATAAGAACTGTGCTACGTGTGTTTTTACCACAAAGTTGTGTCGTAATTGTGGACCAAGAACTATTGACTTGGAATAAGCCCACATCCCACGATCTAACTGCTTTACAGCGTTTGCGTTGGTGGAATCTGCCAGAGTCACCACAATCTGCGTGGCTCATGCCGGTGCGGTAATTCCAGCCCACAGCACGAGTTTCGCATTTGGATTCTCGCCACATGATTCTGTCCATGGTGCGCCAATCTTTGCGCTTAAACGTCTGTTTTATATCCTGCGTGTACTTAGGGCATAGCCAAGGTTTAGACGCTTCTACGGGGCTTACAACGGCTATAGGGCCAACCGTGAGGGCTGCCGCTAGGGCTAATCGTTTCATTTCCAACTCGCTAACAATTCCGCACCCGTCTGGGTGAGTCTGCATACTTTCATTGCGCTGCCAGCAGTCGAGTTGCGGGTCTCACCTGTCCACTCAATAAGGCCTTTGGCGCGTAGTTCACTGCAGCGTTTCCAGTAGCAACATTTCGGCTTCTGTGCCAACCCTGAGAGGTAACCAGCTTCTTCATCTGTTAAGGCTCGGTTGCGGAACACCGCCAGCAGTAATCCTTGCTGTGATGCTCTTCTCGGCATAACGTCCCGCCCGCCTTGTTTAGAGGTTTCTGGGTCGTCATTGCGAAACAATGGCAGATCGTCAAACATAATAATTTTTCCCTATCTCGGCGGGTGTCGGATTCCCGCCTAGAAACACCTTAGCAATCGATTGGTGCCTGTCAAGTCATTAGACGACACAACCCCACTACCAGCGATAGGGGAGCCAGTAGTGGGGCCGTCATGTCCTCATCCTCAGGGGATTAAACGTTACTTTAGCCCAGCGCGTCCTAGTGCGTCAATCCAAGCAGTGCGGAAAGCATCGGCGTTGTCTGCCATAGCGGGCGACAATTCTACGTGTAGCCATTTCCCGCCCGGTGTTCCTGCGTTGTCTTTAGCAGTAAAAATCTTGATTCCAGCCAAACCCTCGCCACGGCTACAGCGATACCCAGCGCCCCAAGCGGTCTTGTCTTTAGGGTCTTGCTGAGGCCACTTGTAGGCGTAATCGTGTATTTCCTCGATACCTAACTGTGCGGTGTTGGCTATAAGGAAGTTCCAGCAGGCAAGTGCGTTTTCTCGGTTGTTGTAGCCCATGTCAACTGTGCGTCCTGAGGCATGCGTACTTAGGTACTTAGGGTTGTCAGGGTCGGCTTTGGCTTTGTCGTTGTTCATGCGGCGGTTGGAGTATGTGCCTAGGTTGGTGAAGCCCCAGCGTTTAGACGCTAGGCGTAGCAGCTCTGTTGTGCCGGGGCGTACCGAGCCGTAGTTGCCGTCAGAGTTGCCTGTGTATTTACGGGGCACTTGGCGGGTCTTTCGGCTTGTCTTTAAGTCCGTTGCCTGCCAAAAGCCCGATGAGGCCACCGGCGAGGGTCATGAGCATGGGGCTAAGCACTGCCCATGCTTCTGCGTCATTGGGGGCTTGCTCGACTGGTTGCACCACGAACAGCAAGCCGTAGATCAGTGACACTATGGCGGCCACGAATGAGAACGAGAGTGCGATGCCTACGATGAGGATTAGGCGTGCTTTTATTTCTTCGTTGCTTAAACGGTTTTCGGGTTTCATGGGCATCTTCTTTCTAGGAGTCCGTCTGCTTTGGTGGTGTCGCAGTTTTCGCGTGTGCGATCTGCGCAACTAGTCGCCGCTAGGCAAAGGGCCAGCGTTAGCAATATCTTCTTCATATTGTGCGTACTCCTCGTCTGTCATTTCGCGTATTTCGTCATCTATTTGGATTAGTGGTTTGCTCATTTTCGGTACCCATAAACTCTAATTGTTCCACCAGTAACAGTGCCAGTAGAAAAACCAAACAAAGTAAAAGCTGTGTACGAGGTTGAATCATTTACATAACCACCGTAGGTCGCATTTACAAAGGTTGAGTATGCGACATTGTGCGACCGAATTGTGGTGCGTAAGGCTAAAAACGGGTTATACACATCTATGTCCGTTGCTGAACCGCTAGATGATGACCCGCCGATATACCTAAAAAAAGTTTGGTTATTGTCATTAACAGAAGTGGTCGCTGTCCCAGATGACTCAAAGGCTAAAAAGTTTCCGAAATAACCCGTAGCGGTGGAACCAAGACGCATTTTTAACGGCTCATTAAGGTTGCCTGTATATCCCGTGTAGATAATTTTGTAAGAATCGTAAGTGCTGCTAAAGGCATCCGAAACGGTCACGCTTGTAACACCTGTGCCCACAGCTTGGGACTTGACAAGCCACAGACCTATTGAGTCCATAGCGGCAGCGGTCAAAACCTCACCCGGCGAAAAATCTGGAACTGGCATAACTAAAATCCTAACTTATTATTAAACGCTGGTGGGCCATCATCCTGCAAAACCCCATAAAAATCATCATCCAACACAAAAAACGCCGACAAATCAGCAGCAAACAAATACAGCTGCACACGAGTATCCTGCGGATCAGAGGACACAGTAGCGCCGTTAATAATGCAATTATAAATAGTTCCCCGCAACTCAACCTCAACAAAGTTTCGCTCCTGCGCACCAGTGGACGCCAAAGCAATTAAAAACAAATCAGACTGCAACGAAGTACGAGAACTAATTGAGTAAGGCACATCAGTCGCTTGCGTTAAGGTGCTTTGCACATACGCCGCAAGGTCGCCAGCCTGCGAAGTTGTCTGATCGTAGGAACGCATCTCAAACGACTTAGTACCACTACCAAAGGTTTGAGGTGCTAAACCTTCTGGGGTCACAATGACCTTCGCAGCAACGTTGTCGGCAAGGCTCGCAAAGTTCAGCACATCATAAGCAATTTGTGGTGTGACACTGACCTCTTGGGGGTCATCTGTAAACAAAGCAGACGGATTAGACACCGTAAACTCTTGACGGCCCTGCCAAATAATCGAGTCATCTGCACCGCCCGTAATGCTGCCCTGCTCCGTAGCGATTAACTCGTTTAACACCGTTAGCAAGTTGGCGTTAGTCAAGGTTTGCGCGGACACTTTGCTTGCGCCAGCTTTTAACGGAGTTGGAAAAGTAATTGGGACACCAGTGCCAGCAAGGATGTCATCGGCTGCTTCGGCTGTAGTAATCCCTGCTACCCAAGAACCATTAACATTTAACCTGCCAGCGTTAGCCAGCGCATCTTCAGCAAAAATTGTGTAGCGATCAAGTGCAGGAACGAAACCGTACTGTATCTGCACATCGGCAATACGCCCCTGAAACATAAAATACTGCACAGATTCGTCTGGCGGGTACGCCTCAATCCGTAAAAAATCTCCTACCTCAATGACAGGTAATTCTGCGGGGTTTCTGCCCTCGATGTTTGCAGTGCCAGCCTTATAAGGGTCTTGTACGTTTTTACGGCCTGTAGTTATGTTTACGGTTTGTAGGTCGTCTAAATACTGCCCGTCAAAAAAAGTACCGCTAGCGGGATACCAGTACGCCTTAAAAACAACGTCAGCCATTACGACACTCGAATGGGTACGGAACCGTTGCGGAACATATAGGTGCGCAGCGCGTCTACCACGGCGTTAGGGTCTGCGCCCTGCACGTTAATAGTGACATTGTTACCGCCCATGCCGCCCATACGATCAAGAGGGATTACCGCCTCTGGGCCAGCCTCACCGATAAGTGCTAATTGAGGGCCCGTGACAATTCCCCCGTCTGCTAGTGCGGGAATCTTAGGAAACTGAATCTTTGTGCCACGCCCCGGCAAACCCGGAATGTTTGGAATACTAAAACTAATTTCCCCAAACGTGTTATTCCACGCCGACCCAATACCGTTAAACACTGCTTTCACAATGTTGAGCATGGTGCGGAAGTTATTTATGGCGTTGTCAATACCAATCTTAAGCGCGTTGAATAAGAAGTCCACTACGGTGCGCACAGACTCAAAGCGTTGATAGGCGAGCGCTAAGCCAGCCACCAGCGCCACTACACCGATAACGATTAAACCCAGCGGGTTGAGCGCCATAGCGATGTTGATAGCCATAATGGATAATGCAATAGCGCCAAGTGCGCCCGCAATGATCATGAACGCCTGCGGGTTGTTCTGTGCCCATGTAGCCATGCTTTGCAACAGTGGTAACACGGCCTCAATGGCAGGTAGCAACGCTGCACCAATAGACTCTTTAGTCTCGTTAAACGCTACGCCAAGACGCTTAAACTGCCCCTCGGTCGTGTTCGCAGCCGTAGTAGCTGCACCGCCCATCGTGTTGGCAATTTCTGCCATGATGTCATCAAAAGATGCGCCTTCTTTGACCATTTCACGGAACTC